GTAGTTCTGCAATGAGAATGATGGTCTGCCCCGGCCCGTCTGCTCTGTTACGGCTTCCTGCCCCTCATATATAGCGACACGGGCAACGGGTATATCCTGACGCGCCTCAATATCAGCCGTGTTAAGCCCAAAGCTCTCCACAACGATATCATCATCAGTGATAAACTCCCTGAAGGATTGCGCTAAAATCTCTACTATTTCACGGCTAACGCCCATTCAATGCCTCTGTCATTATCTTAACAGTGTCCGCCACCACGTCCCTCGGAACAAGATAGTGCTGATCGCTGTACGGGAATAACTGCCTTACCTTGCCACCCTTCGCATTTCCAGTGTGGTGCATATAAAACACCTCGCCAATGGTTCCGCTCGACTTGCTCTTTGGGTTGGCGCTTTCCTTGGAGTTCTCGAACTCTACCTTGCCGCCCTGAGCCGTAATAGTAGAGCCAATGGTGCGCTCAATACGCCTCTTCCTGTCGCGCAGCGTAACGGGCGTTTCAGAGACGCCCTTTCGCTTTGCGTATCTTTCGTTATACCTGTTATCATAGTTAAGGCCCGGCCCGGACGGAGCGTTCTCGGTGTTTTTCTTCATCTCTTCAGCCATAGCCTCAGCCATAGCCTTACCACCCTTTTCAACAGCCTCGCGCAAGCGCGGAGCCAGTATAGCTTCGAGTTGACTACCGAGCGTATTCATAGTAACCTCCACCTACAAGTAGATGACGCGCTTCGATACTAAGGCCGTTTACACTGACAACCGCCGGGCTATTCGGGTCGTTACGGTGCTTATACTGCAAGGCAAGTTCCTGATGTATAGCCGCCTTGACAGCATCAGGGCATTTTGCATACCCGCACTCATATTGAACTTTCAATATATGTGGCTTCTGGCCAAAGTGGATAGCCCTGTCGAACGCCAGTCCGGTCACGGTATAGGAATCGGAAGCCAGCGTCTCTTCGTTGCCATCCTCATCGACATTGACGATGGACACGATATCATTGACGGGCGGGTGGGTCAGCTTCACATAAAAGTTGGGACGTGACCAATAAGCTAATCGGACTTTAGGCTGTATGTCTCTTCCGATGTGGCGCTCAATTTGGTCGGTCACGCCCCTGATAAGACCTTCGATAAACACATCATCAGCATCGGTCTTTACACGCAAAACCTTCTTAGCCTCCTGCAATGGGATGGCAAGATAGTTCTCGTCATCAACGCTCACAACCTCATTGTCAGAGGGGAACAGTTGAAACGTCCGTGCGCCCGTAAGAGAACCGTACTGCCGTGTGCGTATCATTTTTTCCTCGATGGGGTTTTCACTTTCCGTTTTACATCGTGTGCCGGATGGTCATCGGGCAGAGCTTCCGTCTCCGGTTGCTTGGATTCCTTGACAGGCTCCGCGTGACCCTCCTGAATACAGCGTGCGAAGAACGCCTCCTCACGACCATGCGTGGCGGTATATTCCTGCCCCACCTCATAGTCGTTGACACTATAACCGTTATAGCTTATGTGCCTTCGTACGATAAATTTGACTTTCATTGTTTTGGGGTATTAATAGGGGTAGAGGCCGAAGCCCCTACCCCGTTGGGTTGCTATTGATCGGTCGGTGCATTGTGCGGGAAGCCCAAAGCGCCTACGATGGCAATGTTAGCATTGGTGGCCGTTGGAGCAACACGCGCAAATACGTATCGCTTGCTCGGCTTAAAGGTCGCCTTCCACGTACCGACGTTGCTGTCAATTTCCTGGTTATCAACGATAAAGTTCGCGGCAATAGCGGTAGCATTTGCGTTGGTGTTATCATCGGACTCAAGAAGAGTAACAGATACGTTGGTGTTGGCGGCGGTCGTGTTGGCAGAGCCAAGAGAGGTGACGATAGCCACCCCCTCGAATCCCTGCGTATCAATCGCTGCGGTGTTTGCGTTCGTCCCAGCATTTACCTGCCCATAAAACCCAAAGCGGTATGCTGAAATGGACCCGAAATCAAAAGATGCCATTAGTTGTTACCTCTTTGGTTAGGAGCCTGCGGCTGTAATCTGCACAAGCGCTTCAGGCTTGATTACATTACCACCGAAGCGGCTCATGATGTGGAAGTTGCGCACGAAGCTGGTTGCCTCGCTGTACGGATCGTCAATCATAAACATATCCGTATGGCGGACTACTTCGTAACCTTGGGAGAAATCGCCATATACGGCATAGACATCACCAGCGGTGAAGTTGCCAGTGGTTTTTCCTACCAAGTCGCCCTCGCGGGCAATGTAAACAGGCGCACCAAGAAGCGTGGACGGGATGCCCGCCTTGAAGCTCGGCTCCCACAGGTATTGCAGACCGTCGGTTCCAAGGAACTCGGTACGTACATACGCACGGGTTTCCCTTGTAAACAGCCAAGATGCGCTACCATGATAGGGGTCTTTGAGCTTTTCTTGCATACGAATCAGGTCAGCCGACTTCAGCGCAAGTTGCGTTGCGTCAAAGTTGGTGATGTTACCAACCATGCCGGTCGGTTTGCCTACGCCATTGCCTTTCAGGAAAGCGTTGCCAAGGTCAGCACCGGCATCCTCGCGGAAAGCCTGAGTGATTTCAGCAACCAAGTCGTAGCCGGTATCCTGCATCTGCTCAACGGTCATAGCGTATTGAGCGGCCCACTTATGCGGGGTGATGGTGATTTGGCCATACTTGATCTTGCCTTTGGTGTTGGCGGCATCTTCGTCCAGCCAGCGTCCACCCGGAGTAGAGGTGCGCACACGGCGCTTGTACTCGCTTCGGTTGGTCGTGGTGACACGGGCGAGTTGCAGGATCGGGGAAATCTCGACAAAATTTTTGATAATGTCGTCGGAAATCTGCGCAGGGAGCAGAAGCGCTCCGGCAGATTCAAAGTCGAAGCGTACCATGTTGTCGCTTTTACCAAGCGACGGGTGGTATCCCGCCTTGACTTCCATCCCATTGATCGAATGTCGGTCGTTACGGGCAAACTTAAAAGCCGCATCCTTGAACTGCTCTACAACTTCAGAGGTTTTTTGCTCAGGGGTCGGGGCCGGTCGGCCTGCCTTTTGGACCTCAAGTTCGATCTGATCCATGCGCTCGTTAATCTTGTCTACGGCCTGCTTGTTTTCGGCGGCAATCGCGTCATTAAGCTGCGCCACAAGATTCCGAAACTCATTTTTCAGTTCTTCAGGAGTCATTGTGATTTGAGGGTTTGAATGAATGTTGCAGTGTCAGTCACAAGTGAAGTGATATCGCCTTGTGAAAGCTGATTGCCAACCGGCGCATCAGTGGTTTTTGTCTCGCGGACAATCTTACGCCATACAGACTTCTTAGCCTGATAGCCAATTTTTCGGGCCTTGGCATTGAGTATCGTGGCCTCCGTGTTCATCGGGAACGGGGTTATCGAAACTTCGCCAAGGGCAATTTCTTTGAGTTCGCGCACACCGTCGTCGCGCATCTTCGCTTTTACGATGTCATAGCCAATGGACAGACCCATATCCTCGCCACGCTCGTTAAGGAACTTGATCTTGTCGTGGGTCTCCTTGACCGATGGGATGTGGATGGGTAGCTCGCCGGACAATGCCAGCCCTTTTTCGTCATCCTGAAGGTAGGCAAGCCCCGCCACATCCTTAACGCGGTAGTAGTGGTCGAGGAACAGCTTGACGCGGTTCTTCTTATGGTACAGGGTCTGCGTAAATGCACCCTTCATCACCATGTCGCCACCGAGGTCAACGTTGCCATAGGTCGAGGCGTAGCCCTTGATGTGGCCCACTTTCTCATCCTCACCATCAAACGACAGGTCATTGATCTTTACCATTAGTGTCCGGGGAGCCACGGTGGGTTCTGTGCGACGCACCATGACATCATCTGCCTTGTGGGTGACTATCACCCCTGTCGGCTCGTGTTCGTTGCCGAGAGATTGGTAGACTTCAATATTGCAGTCGTCTCCCTTGGCATCGACAATACGACCCGTGACCAAGCCCTCTGGCGTATTGAAGCAGACCCAAGCGCCCTTAGTGGGTGGTGTTTCCTCTTCTTCTTCGTCAGTGGGTTCTTGGTCGGGATCGGGGTCGGGGTCGTCATCCGGTGCGGGTTCATTCTCTGTCTCGCCCTCCTGTTTCGGATAGGGAGATGCCTCCTCATAGGGGATGCTACGCACGTCATCGGTAGGCTCAAGCTCTTCGCCATGAACGGCCTGCACGCGAACCGTGAGGGTTACATCGTCATACGCCTCGACAAGCCCAACAAGCTCACTCCCATCGTCCTGAAAGGTAACAAGGTCGCCCGTCTGGAATTGTGATTGTGCGGTCTCGACAGCTTCCATTTCATCGACAAGCTCTCGCATCCGGTTTAAGATTGAGTCTTTGGTGTTCATAGCGTAGGTTCTGGTTGCGTTTCAGTTGGTGGCGCATCTTGGGGTCGATCCACCTTGGGGATATTGTTGACAACGGAGCTATCCATGAGCATGTTGGCTTGCGGGTCATCAGACATGCGCAGGCGCAACTCGGTTCGTGCCTCGTTGGGTGTCATGATGCGGGCGCGGACAAGGCGCTCAAGGCGCTCGGCCTGTATCTTCTTGTCCTCCTGGATAACATCAATGTTCTCCGTATCGACAATGATAGTCGGGTTGTCCTCGTAGTAGGGCTGAAGTTTACGGGTGAAGGCGTTGTAAATCTTATGGGCAAGGGGGATAGCCCCTTCCTGATACAGCGCCTTGCGCGAGTCATGGACGTTGTTATACGTTTTGTTGCCCGCATCGTTCATCAGCGAGCTGCTAACGCCCATCGTCATGAAGATGACCCGCATGGCCTGAAGGATGGCTTGACCCCACTCCGCATCGTGAGGGGTGGTTCCCATCTTCTCAAGCTCAAGCTCTTCGGAGATAATCGTAAGGTCGTGATGGTTGTTAGCCCCGCGTTGCGCACGCCACGATTCCTTCATGGCTTGTCCCTGTTGCGGGTTCATGCCGCTCGCACGTGCCACCACGGGGGGGATACCCCCGGCAAGGGCAAGGTTCTTGTTCCATGTTACGGCGGCATTGTTCAGGTCGATATGCTCCGCAAGGACACTACCGGGGCTGATAGACTCAAAATACTTCGCCAGTCCGGGGTTGTAGACGTGGATTATCTCACTCTCAGGGAAATACACCTCTTTGTGTTCGGTGTATTTGTATCCCATGATCGGGCGCATGTAATTGCCCTGAATGGGGTCTGTGAAATGGGACGGCATCACGATACAGCCAAGAGGGTGCCTGCTGGTCTGTGACATCACTATCTGCGAATAGCCATCACCGGTGACGACAAAGAACTTGGTGAAAAGTTCGATAAGCTCTTGTAGCGTACTGTTCCGGTTGAGCATCCTGAGCATCGGGTGTTCCGATGTGTTATACTTCTTGCCGTCCTTGACATACTGAACGTAAATGGGTATATCGGCAACGGTTTGGGCAATGATATTCACGGCGGCATAGAAGGCGGGATTGCGCGAATACGCCTGCTCTATAAGCTCGC